CGCATCATCAGCAAAGGCGGCAGCGGATATGGACTCATACCCAAACATGGTTTACGCAGCTTCTACCGGTTTTTCTTCAGCTTGTTTAATGGCTTCGACTTGCGGTTGCGCTTGGATTTGTATTTTTCCAATCAGTCCAGCTACTTGAGCATACGACAGTTGACTCAAAGCCTGAAGCACACCATTAACTTCCGCTACATCCAGTTCCAGCTTAATCATTACTTATCCCCTATGGGTTGAGTTGTGAGTAGACGCAAAATAACGATGCCCACCGAGATCGTAATCCCGACAAACATCTGTGCTACCGGCGTCATCGGCAGCAAACCTATATAGCCCTGAACGATGGACAGGACTGCGATGATAATCGCATACCAGACTGTTTTAGACTTGAGCAGGTTCATTTGGCCTCCAGTGCGGTGATGCGGGTTGTCAGCGCGGTGATGAGGGCTTGTTGTTCTTGGATGGCTTTGACCAATGTTGGAATCAATGTTTCATGGTTAATGTTTTTATATTCAATGCCATCTTCACCAGCTTTTGATGTACCAACACATTCGGGAAATACATCTTGGAACTCTTGAGCAATAAAGCCAGCCGCATTTTTCTTATCTTGACCTTTGCCTTCTTTCCAATCAAAACGGCGAGGTTTAAGCGCCATGATTGCTGGCAAGCCAGTATCAATATCACGCACATTTTCTTTAAGACGTTGGTCTGAAATAGCTGAAATTACAATTGATGTTGCAAAAATAGTTCCACCAGCACCGACATAAAAACGATATGCACCAGCACCAGTTGAGTAATAGTTGTAATTAGTTTGACCAACATTAGTTGACTGGTCTGTAACTGCTGTTGCCGCTGCACCAGTAGCATTTGCAAGAACTTTAAAACCAAGTCCAGAAGTTCCAGAAGAACTGGTAGTCCCCACCAGCAAGTTGCCGGAGGAGTCGAGGCGCATACGTTCTTCTGGATAGCCATCAGCGTTATCAGCAGTTCCAAATATCAAAGAACCTTTGTAGTCATCTGTAATGGCACTTTCTCTAAAGCTCCAAATAGAAGCGTAAGTGCTGTATGTACTCGCGGAAAGTTTCGCTCTAAAATTTATACCACCACCAACCCCCGCTGCAAATGCGGTGGTGTCGGTAACACTAAGCGCCATCGTATTAAATGACGCAACACTGTTTAAAGTGGTGGCACGAGCAGCGGCAGAATCGGTTTTTGTGAATGGCGAACTCGTCCCAATACCCAGCCCTGTCCCATCAAACGTCAGCGCAGACCCCGTCGTCAGCACCTTGGAGCCGTTAAGGTAAGCCACGCCGTTGGCTGTGCCGCCTGAGAGGGTGACAGCGCCAGTTGCGCTTAGAGTCCCGTTGACTGCTAGGCCGGTGGAGGAGACGGTGCCAACTATTGCACTATTTGAAACAAGATAAAACGGGGTGTTTGTAAATGACCCAATAAACGACGAATACGCCGCCGAACCCGTTAACGCTTCAGCGCCAACACTACTATCAATTCCAAACCTTAAATCGCCGCCAGTGTTAAAAATTCTTTCGCGATTAAAACCGGTGGTAGTGCCTTGCAAAGTTAATCCTGTAGTGTTCGTTGCTGCCGTTCCCGTAGCACTCAGCGTCCCCGTGACAGCAAGGCCGGTGCTGCTGAAGGTGCCTACTGTATTCGTTCCATCTGGTAGGAACGTCGTATTGCCCGTGGAGGCAATACGCATACGCTCAGTAGGGCTAGTTGACCCGCCGTTTGTCAAAAAACTTAACCTACCCGGCATTACGTTTGCGGATGGTACGCCGTCTACAAAGCTGGAAATATACGCAGTTGGCTGTCCGGCAACGCCGTCATCCCCATAAAATCCGAGAATTCCAGTTCCATCGTTATTTGAAACAATCGCATTTGTTGACGGCGTGGTACCTCTGCTCTTGAGCAAAAACACCCAAGGGGCTGCATTGGAATTTACACCTTTTTGCGCGAGTATATTGGTAGCAGATTGATTCCAAACCTGTAGAGTTCCATTCATAAAACTTGCAACGGTAGAGCCAATTTTAGCTGTGCTTGTGGTTGTCAGCGTTCCCGTTGCATTTGCGCCGGTAGTCGTAAAGCCACCAGAGGTCAGCGTTGTGCCATCAAACGTCAGACTTGCAGAGTCTTGTAACAGCCCCGCTGTGCCAGCGTAGGTCACGCGGCCTGAAGTGAGGCTGGAGGCGGTTACGGTCGTAAAGTTTCCCGCAGCGCCGCCCTCTACGCGTTGCCATGCGGTGCCGTTATATATCGCCCAATCGCCAACACCCCAGTTGGTGATGCCGTCCAGATTGGTTGACCCTGCCACCGAGACAATATAGAAATTGCCGCTGGTGCCGACACCGGAAGCTAATGTCGGCGTATTGGTGCTGGCGTTCCACAGACCTTTGTAGATCGACGCGCCGCTGATCGCCGTGATCTGCGCTTGCAGGCTCGCCAGCGTATCAATAACTGATTGCGATGTGCCGCCGCCGTTAGTGATGACCTTGATCTGCTCGGCCAGCGCGGGCGCGACAACCTCGCCCACATTCAGCTCTTGGCCCGAGGACAGGCTGATTACCAGGCTACCGTCAAAATCAATATGCGCGTTCGTGACCGATACGCCATCGGTGCCATCCGCACCATCAAGCCCGTTCTTGCCGTCCGCACCGCGTGGCCCCGGCGCCCCATCGCGCCCGTTCTTGCCATCTTTCCCGTTGCGGCCATCACGTCCATCAGCGCCATCGCGCCCGTCTTTGATGGTGATGATGCGTTTTTCCAGCGCATTGCCCACCGAGTCATATCGTGAGCTGATATCCGATTCTATCTTTTTTAGCGCATTTACAACTAACTGCACATTTTCAGCGACTTTCTTGCGCTGCATTTCTTTGACTTCGGAAACAGAATTATTGACCACGCCAAACACATTGTCAGCAATGCCGTCGAGAGAATCGCTCTCGAAAAGTTTATCTATATCCATTATTGCAATGCTCCAGAAAGTTTGGTCAGAAATTCATTTTCCATTTCTGCGACGTTATCTTTGGCCTTCGACATTTGCAGCTCGACGATCTTGCTCTTATTCTTAATGTCGGCTTCCTTCAGCATCAGTTCCGCGATCTTCACCCGCTTGTCAAACTCGCGGCTATTGGCATCATCCGCACTCGGCAGATTCTTGGTCACCGAGGCCAAAATCTTGGCCTCCGCTTCCTTCGGCATCAATTGCGTTTCGGTGAGCAACTTCTGCGCCTCGGCCCGATTCTGCTCGGCCTGCGTGGTGTTGAGCGCAATCTGTGATTGTGCATTCTGCATTGCCAACTGCTGCTGCATCTGTTGCATCTGCTGCGCTTCCGGGTTCGGTTGCGACATTTCGTCCAGTTTGGCGATCAGCTCGTAGCGGTTCGACAGGCTGGAATTGCCCAGGATACCCTTCAGGATCAGCGGTAGCACTGGCGTATCCGGCCCCAAGGTCTGCAACAGACCGATAAACTGCTGCTGCTCGTATTCTCGCGCAATGATGCCCAATGTCGCCGTTGGGATAAACTTCATGTCCACAGACGGATAACGCTCGGGATCAAACTGCATATACCGATACGCCGCCTTGTGGATGAACGGGATCAGGAAATCCTCTTGGAAGTTCACCAGCGTGCGCTTGTATTTCTTGATGATGGTCGCCACCGCCATCGACATACCAGCGCCATCGCGGTTGCCCTGGCTAACCATGCCTTGCGAGTCCAGCGTGCCGGTCGCTTGCAGCAGCATGGTCTCAAACGCCTTGGCCGTCGCCAGATTGTTGCCGTCAGTGCTGCCAAACTTGAACGGATACAGGATCTCCGCTGGCGCCCCGTTGGTCAGGATGGCCTTGCCTGGCTTCACTTCAAACTTCGCCCCCCGCGGTAGCCGCGTCGCATCCATCGCGATCATCGGGCTGGTCGTCAGCGCCAAGGAATCCAGATGCGATCTGACCTGTGCGTCGATTGCCTTCTGCATGTTGTAGGCTTTTTCAATCGTGCCGCGCCCGAGTAGACGGTTCGGCACCGTGTCGTCCTGGTAACTAATCACCGGACGATCCTTCATCATGTAGGGGCTTTCTTCGGCCTTCAGCAGCACGCTCTCATTAGCGATGACCACGATGGCCTCAACCAAATCAGAATACTCGTCCTGCGCCGAACTCTCGGGAAACAGATCAACGATATCCGCGTTGTCGTCGCTGTTCATCAGCAGCTCACGCGGCACCAGACCGTAGTAGGTTAGCAAGCGCACCTTGTCGTCACGGTATTGCGTGATCTCCTGCGTAGGTTCTAACTTGGTGTCTTCCGAGTCAGTGCCGAGTTCCACCTTGCGGTAGATGCCGTCTTCCTGCCCCTTAACGATCTTGTGGATGGAGATATATTTCTCGATCGCCACCCCAAGACAGTCGTCGATGCTGGTGCCGTTTGGGTCAAACAAGAAATTCTTGGGGTTGACCGGCACGATCTTGACGCCGATGCGATCCTTCTCCCGCACGCCAATCGCCGCCTGGCCCATCTGCCCCGGTATCGGTTGCGTGG